TCAAGCGATCCCTACGAGGCGGTGCGCCGGGGGCTCAGCGCCGGCGCCGACGACATCAAGCGCCAGCTCGAGCGCGTCCTGGCTGACCAGCGCCGACTCAGCTACGCCTAAGGGAGGAGCGCCATGGCCACGACCATAACGAAGCACGGCGAGACCTGGGACATGATTTCCTACCGCGTCTATGGCGACGAGCACCACACCTGGCGCCTGGTGGACGCCAACCGCCATCTGCGCGCCGTGCGCATTTTCTCAGCCGGCGTCAAGCTCGCCGTCCCGCCTCTTCCCGAGGAAGCCGCAAGCCGCAGCTCCCTCCCGCCCTGGAAGCAGTAGGCCATGGAAACCGTCCGTCAAACCATCGTCAGCGTCCGCATCGACGGAAAGGACGCCTCCGAGCAGGTTGCAAAGGATCTGCTGTCCTTTTCCTACACCGACAAGGAGACGGACGAGGCCGAAGAAGTGACCATCACCCTGAAGGACGAAACCGGAAAGTGGAGGAACAACTGGGCTCCGAAAATGAACGCAACGCTCAAATGCGACATCGTTACCATGGAGCCTAAAGACCTGCTCAAGTGCGGAAAGTTTCACGTTGATTCACGGCGCATTTCCGGCTCCCCTTCCGTCTACGAATTGCGTGCAACGTCAATTCCTCCCGATTCTCCCATCCGACGCAAGGCAAAGGAAAAGACATGGCAAAAGCAGTCGCTCAAGCAAATCGCCCAGGCCATTGCAGGCGAAAACGGCCTCTCCCTCCTTTGGGACTGCGCCGACGGCGTGGGCACCGAGCCGAGGGAGCAGGCAGACCAGAAGCGCGAAAGCGACCTGGTCTTCCTGCAAAAGCTCTGCAAGGAAGAGGGTGCAAATCTCAAGCTGTCTGACAGCAAGCTCATCATATTCGACCAGAAATCCTATGAAAAGAAAGCGCCTGTCGCCACGATTTTGTTTGGCATGTCGGAGCTTCTCAAATGGGAGTTCTCGCAGGAGCTTGCCGATGCCTACAAGTCGGTGACCGTCACCTACCGCGATCCCGCCAAAAAGGTCAAAGGCCATGCCGCCCAGAAGAGGAAGGACCCTGAGCCGGCCAGCTCCGGCACGGACGAGGACGACCTGGAAAACATGGACGACGACGATGCCCATGAGGCGCAGGAGGACTTGTAATGGGCAGGATGTTTGACAACAACTTCGAGAAAGTTGGCGGCAAGAAGACCAAAAAGAAGCCTGGAAAGCAGAAGGCGAAGTCGAATCCGGCCGTTATTTCCTACACGGCTGTTGATTCAGACGCGCCTGAGAACGCGCAGGAATTTGAGCTAAAAAAGCGCGTGAAGTCGCAAGCGGAAGCAAAGCGACTTGCGGAAGCAAAGCTCAGGGAACTGAATGCAAAAGTCATGACTGGCACCTTAACTTTAGTTGGAAACGTGACGCTTTGCGCGGGATGCGTCGTTGAGTGCAAGGGCTTTGGCTCGTTTGACGGCAATTTTGTTATTGAGGAAGCACGGCATTCCGTTGGCTCTTCTGGATACACCACCGACTTGCGCGTCAGGCGCGTGAACATGGACTACTAGGCATGAGACTCGACTTCAAGCAGGACGACGACACCGAACGCCAGCTCAGCATGGTGGTGCGCGTGGGCGAGGTGACGGCAACCAATCCCGGCGCGCACAAGGTCGCAGTCACGTTCGACGACGACGATGGCCAGACCTCCGGCGAGCTTCCCGTGCTCGTGCCCAACACGCTCGAAAATCACGACCATGCCATGCCCGACGTGGGCGAGGACGTGCTCTGCATCTTCCTGCCCACTGGCACCGAAGAGGGCTTCGTCCTGGGCAGCTTCTACGCCGGCACCGTGGCGGATCCCGAATCGAGCCAGGACGTGCGGGCGACGAAGTTTCAGGACGACACCCGCATCGCCTACGACCGGTCGAGCCATACCTACACAATCGACATTCAGGACACGCAGATCAAGGCAGACCAGCAGAAAATCGAGATGAAAAGCCCTCAGCGGATTCATCTGGAAACTGCGCAGCTGCTGCTTACAATTGGCGGTACCACCATGACGCTTACAGGCTCATCCGCAGAAATCGATACGAACAACATCACATTCAAGGGAAACATGGACGTGACTGGCACGCTCCACACCTCTGGCGACATATCGACAGCCGGAAACGTCGCCGCGTCCGGCACGGTTCACGGGAGCAACATCTAATGGGCGCAATCGGAGTCCTGGGCTATCTGCCCTTCGTCTGTAGCGACACCGCGGTGAACACCTTCCATGGCATGTCGCAGGAGTATGGCGAGAGTTTCGCGGAGCACAAGGTGATTGGCGGCAAGCCGGTGCTGGAATGGACTGGCCGGCAAGCGTCCACGTTTTCCCTCGAGATGCGCCTGGACTCCAGCCTCGGCACCATGCCCAGCGTGGTGATTGCTGGGCTCAAGAAGATGCTGCAGGCGCACAAGCCTGTGCCCCTGCTCGTGGGGCCCCAGTACTGCGGGCAGGTTGTCCTCGAGGGCGTCAGCGTCACCGGCGAGCACTGGACGGGCATGGGCGTGCTGCAGGTGGCAACTGTCAGCGTCAAGCTCAAGGGGGTGTCGGATGGATTCTTCTAGGTTTCTGGTGTCCGCCGGCACGGGCGTGGACTTCTGCCCCGCCACCGTTGCGGCCGAGGTCGTCCAGAACGTGCGCACCATACTGGCAACGCGCATCGGCACCGTGCCCCTGGACCGCGCCTTCGGCACGGAATGGGACCTTGTGGACAGGCCCCTGCCCGTTGCCCAGCAGCTCGCCCGCGCGGCCTTTTTCGATGCGGTGCAGAAATACGAACCCCGCGCCGTAGTCGAAAAGATCGAGTTCCGCGAGGACGCCGAGGGCGCCATGGACGGGCGTCTCGTGCCCGAGCTGACCATATCCCTCGCCGACGGCGTGGACGGCGCCGCCGCAACCGTGCAGGAGGACTAGCATGGCAGAGACCCTACCCCGCTTTGGGCTGCCCGAGGTGCAGTTTCTGGAGACCGATGCCAGCGCCATCGAGGCCGGCATCATCGCCGGCTACGAGACGGCCGCCAAGAGGCCTCTGGCCGCCGGCGACCCCGTGCGCCTTTTCCTGCTGACGATCGCCGCTGAAATTGCCCAGCTCCGTGCCGAGGTCAACATTTCAGCGCAACAGAACATCCTGTCCTATGCGCAGGGCGAGTATCTGGACGCCCTTGGCTCCTACTTCGGCGTGACGCGCCTGCCTGCCAGCAAGGCCAGGACCACGCTCCGCTACACGCTCAGCGCGGCGCTGCAGGACCCCGTGGTCATCCCTGCCGGCAGCCAGGTGGCCAACGGGCAGATCACCTTCGAGACGGATGCCGAGGCCAGCGTGCCTGCCGGCGACCTCTACGTTGACGTGCCCGCCACCTGCACCACCGCCGGCGCTTCCGGCAACGGCTGGCTCCCCGGCCAGCTCAACGCGATGGTGGAGCCGATCGCCTACGTCGCCGAGGTGGCCAACACGACCACGAGCGCCGACGGCGGAGACGAAGAGGACGATGCAAGCCTAGCCGAGCGCATCAAGCTGGCGCCTAACAGCTTTTCCACGGCAGGCCCTCGGCGCGCCTACGAGTACCACACCTACAGCGCTTCGGCGGCGATCACGGACGTGGCGGTGGACAGCCCGACGCCCGGCCTCGTCAACATCTACATCCTGGCTCAGGGAGGCACCCTGCCTTCCCAGGAACTCGTGGACGCGACGGCGGAATACCTCTCTGCGGAAGACCGGCGCCCGTTGACGGACGACCTCCACGTCTACGCCCCGACGGCAACTGAGTTTGGCGTGGTGCTCAAGTACTACATATCCGTGGAGCGCCAGGCCGAAATCGAAACCATCCGGGCGAACGTGGACAAGGCCGTCCAGGACTACGTCGAATGGCAGACAAAAAAAATCGGGCGCGACATCGTGCCGGACAAGCTCGTGCAGCTGGCCATTGAGGCCGGCGCCTGGCGCGTGGACGCCGCCACGCTCGAGCCCGAGTACACAGCCGTGGACCTTGCCCACGTGGCCCAGTGCACGGGCGTGAGCGTCACCTACATGGGGCTGGCCAATGAGTAAGCCGTTTGAAACCCTCGCCGACATCGTGCCCGAGTCCATCGGACGGGATGCGGACGTCAAAGCCTGCATCAAGGGCATCGATCCCTACCTGCGCGCCGTCGCCTCGGCCCGCGACGTGCCCGCGATCCTCTACCGCCTCGGCGATCTGACGTCCGCACAGATGGACCATCTGGCCCGACAGATGGACGTGGACGTCTGGCGCGACTCCTGGAGCGCTGAGCAGAAGCGAGCGATGCTACTGGCGTCCTACGAAGTCAAGCGGCACGCAGGCACCGTCGGCGCCGTCCGGACCATCCTGCGCGCGCTGTCTGCAACGGTCATGCTGAAGGAATGGTGGGACCTGGATCCCCAGGGCACGCCCCACACGTTCACGCTGACTGCCATCGCCTCGCCCTCGTCCGGCAACTCCACGCTGACGGACGAGGAGCAGGAAGACCTCGTGAGGGCGATCGACCGGGCGAAACCCGTGCGAAGCCACTACGAGCTGGTGATCGCCACGTCGCACACCGGAGGCATCAGCCTCTCGGCCAACTTCCGGCACGCCGTCATGGCGCGCGTCCACAACCTGTAGGAGCATCACATGGCAAACATGCTTGTCACCAACGGCGGCATCGCCGCGATCCGCAACGCCCAGGCCACCGGCACTAACAAGGTGACCGTCACGAGCGTCAAGATAGGCTCCGGAAAATGGACGCCGACGGGCGCGGCAACCAACCTTAAGACGATCATCAAGACGTACACCGCCATCGCCGGCGGGGCAGTCGGCGACAACGTGATCCATGTGGAGGCCATGGACGAAAGCTCCGACGCCTTCACGGCCTACGAAGTCGGCATCTTCCTCAGCGACGGCACTCTGCTGGCCGTGGCGAGCGACACCACGGCCATCCTGACGAAGGCCGCATCCGCCCAAGCCATGCTGGCCATCGACCTCGTGATCGCCGATGCCAGCAATGTGCAGTTCGTCTTTCCTTCTGCGGAGTTCAACGTCCCGCCCGCTACTACCACCATCCAGGGCGTGGTGGAGCTGGCCACTGATGCGGAGTGCCTGACAGGCACGGATGCCGTGCGCGCGGTGACTCCGCACGGCCTCAAGGCCGTGGCCGACACCAAGGCCAACGTCAACCATGCCAGCAGCGCCACCACCTACGGCGTGGCCAGCGGAAGCAACTACGGCCACAGCAGACTGAGCGACAGCATAGTCTCCGACTCAGGCGTGTCGGGCGGCTATGCCGCCACGCCAAAGGCCGTGAAGGACGCCAAGGACGCCGCCATCCAGGCGGCCGTGGACGCCGACACCCTCAAGCTCGCCAAGGCGGGCGATACGGCCACAGGCGCCATCCGCTCCACGGCGGGCAAGGCAACGGTCAGCGGCGCCGTCACAGAGCAGTTCGGCGGCGACATGGCCAGCAATGACAAGTGGCGCATCGGCGTGGGCGGGACGGCCAGCGATGCCGGCTTCCTGGAAATCGCCACCGCCGACAACGGTTCCGAGCCCATCTATGTCCGCCAGTATTCCAGCGCCTCCGGCAACTCCTACGCCACCAAGGTGCGCGAAGTGGCTCTCCTGGACGGCACCGGGAAAACCACCTTCCCGGTGAGCGTGACGGCGCCGAAATTCATCGGCCCGCTTCAGGGCACCGCCGACGATGCCAAGCGCCTCACCACGGCCAGGACCATCAAAATTGCTGACCACGACGCATCGCATACCGGCGCCGGCGTCTCCTGGGACGCGTCCGGGCCCGCCACGTTCAAGCTCCCAGCAACCATCACCGGCGACCTCAACGGCAATGCGAAGACGGCCACCGAAGCCGGCAAGGCGACAAACGATGCCAACGGGTCCCGAATCGATACCACCTACCTCAAGCGTGCCGGCGGAACGGTTACGGGCACGCTTATCTTGAGCAGAACAACCGACCTTTCCGGCACGGCAAACAACAAACCGGCGCTCATCGTAGGCGGCACCGATGCGCAGCTTCACATCGAAATCGACAACAACGAAATCCAGGCAAAAGCCAACGGCACCAGCGTCAGCGGACTTTATCTCCAGCCGGACGGCGGCGTCTGCAACGTCAACGGCAAGCGCGTGGTCAGGGGCACCGGCGGAAGCAACACGAAGCACGTCTATGTGGACGGCGACGGCAACATTGTGGCCTCCAACGCCAATGCCGGCGGGACAGCCCAGGGCATCTATCTCAAGGCCGGAGCCCTCACAGCCATGTCCGGCACCGTCGGTGGCGCAAACCAGCCGGCGTTTCTGGAAAAGGGCGTGGTCAAAGCCTGCAATGCATACAGCACCATGAGCATGGTGCCATCGGCAAATCCCGTGTCAAGGAACGACAACACCAACTACACCGCCGGAACAAACGGGTATGTTATCGTATGCGCCCATGGCGGCTATGTCTGGGACTTCACTGTGACTATTAACGGCTACAAGTACAACATGCACCAGACGGCATACGGCAAGGGCAATCCTGGCGAACGCAACTTCTACTTTTTCCCATGCAAAAAAAATTGGGTATATAAGGCCAACAGTGGCAGCGACAACGGCCAGATCGAGCTCTACTGGCAGGCCTGTGCGTAGAGGTTCGCAATGGTGACGCTGATCGCAGGACTCCCTGCCTCCGGCAAAAGCACGATTGCCAGAAAGCTGTTTGCCAGAGTGCTCGAATACGATTCTTTCGCGGACGAACTCGGTTCCTATGAAGAACTCGACGCCGACAGGGAGCTCGTGAACCGCCAGTTTGCCCTGCTGGCCGGCTCCGGACGCTTTGACGCTGTCGTGGAAGTGTTTTCCACCCGCTCCTGGCGCGCCAAGGTGCTAGAAGCCTGCCCCGGCGCAGGCATCATCACGGTGAGAGCTCCGTTAGACGTCTGCCTCAGACGTAACGCAATGCGTCAGAAAACGTGGGTAAGCAACAGCGACATTCTTTCAATTGCATATCGTTTCGAGCCCGTTTCTCCGGACGAGGGTTTTAGCTTTATCAAATACATTGATACTTATCAGGAGCTTTCCATGGATGAAAAGATTTGGCTCAGGATTGTGAAGGGCGAAGTTGTGGCCTACGGCGACGAGGAAACCTTGAAGAAAGTTGCAAAAGGGCGGTTCGATAAGGTCATTTCTCTCGAGGAGTGGGAAAGATGCGGATGTCGCGCCCATGTTGGCGAGGGCGACGCGATTGTCCTCGGAGAGGATGAGGCCGTTGTCCGCGTCCGAAATGAAGAACTTGTCCGCAACGCCCGCGACATAAAGCTCCGCAAGGAATGCGACAAGATTGGCGCATCAATGCGATGGGAAGCCATGACGGAAGGACGGCGCGACGCCTGGCGCCGGTACCGCCAGGCCCTCCTGGACAT